TTGAAGACCCACTAATCAGAGGCGTTCCAGTTCCAGAGGTACTGGCCGAAGAAGAAAACGAACCTAATCCAGATATGTTTAGTTTCGGGGTCGGTGACAAAGAGGCAGATGAAGAGTTGCTAGCCTTTGCACTCAATATCAAGAAAGGGGTTGGCGCCATAGAGGCACTGGACGAACTTGAAGAGCTAGCGGATAAGTTCAAAAAACCAGTAATTGAAGTGCTTGCAGAAGCAGAAAAAGAACTGGACGAAACGATGTTCAAAAATGGACTTGCGGCTACTGACCCAGAAGCAGACTTGGAAGCTAGTCCAAGCAATACCCTAGTGCCAATCGCAGCTACAGAACCTGAAGAGCTACTAGAAGATTTTCCAGATATATCTAAACTTGGCGTTGGAGAGATAGATCCAGAAGATGAAGTAGAAATAAATCCTGCTAGTTTCATCGCAGCTACGGACTGAACTGTAGCATTTGAAGAAGCCTCAAACGTAGCAAAGAAATTCAACACAGCAGATGCAGAAGTGCTAGAAGAACAAGACTGCGAATGTTCTACATTGAATATTAAAAATGCACTAGAAGCAACAGATCCAGACGAGGATACAGAAGACGACCCTTCGATTGTGGAGCCGGTAGTAACTGGGATTGTTGAGATAGGATTTTCACTAATGGCATTAAAACCAAGCATAATTAGCTCCTATCTGCTAAAACTCTAAAAAAAACAACCCTCACATAAGAATATACACTTTTTTTTATACAATATAAAAAGATTAAGCTGTGTTTAGATGGGGTAGCTCACATCTTGGTATGCTGCATTTGTCACATATCTCATCCCATCTTTGAGGCAGGTCCTCAAAGTTATAGACTTCAACACCAAGATCTTCTCCATAGACGCCCTCAGTGAAAAACTGCGTAGTGTGACTTTTCCAGTTTTCCGTTATCCATTCTTTGTAATCATCTCTACCTACAAATTCTTTTATTTCATCGGAAACATATTCTTGCTCGTGAAATCCTTCTTTTTTCAAATGCTCTACCCATTTGAATATACTTTGCATTCTCTCTTGCATTGGTCTATGAACCGCAAACCTATATATATCATTCCATTCGCGTATGTAACCTCTTAGAGTAGAGGCAGTTTGATGTATCTGCACACGCTCAAATTGCTTTATGAAAGTTGGGATTGTACTCACAACTATTGGTATGTTCTGCCCAATGCAAGACTTCGCTATGGCATTTTTTATAGAGTGCCCGCCTGTTCTTGGTATATGTATGAACACTGCTCTTTTAGGTAAATAAATCATAATACCTCACACATAAAACTAGGCCACCGTTCTATGGTAATACCTATCATCCTAATCTTTCCTTCTTGTATCTTCTCATTTACCGCCCTGACAACTCCGGCCTTCCAGACCTGCGCATTTGGTGCATAATCATGACCCATAATCAATCCACCGGGCTTTACCTTAAGCAAAGAAGCCTCTAACTCTATACTGACCGGCTTGTAATCGTGACACGCATCTATATAAACCCAGTCTAGATCGTTGTCCTGTAGAGTGTGTAGAAAGTTCCCTCCCCACTCTCTATGTGTTTCCACCGTGCCTCTTTGTACCTCTTGCGGAAAAAACTTTTTCACTAGATCTTCATGATCGTCTTCCCATAAGCTTGTATCTTCTATTAAGCACATATTTGGATGTCTCTCTTTCCAAATATCACATAAATACATTTTGGAAGGTCTGGTTATATGCCAAAGATTTATTGCATTCATGCCTTTGCATACACCTATCTCCACACCCACTCCTCCTTTTGGCACATCAAGGTACATCTCTTGAGTTGTTTCGTATTCTTTAATTTTCATGATTTTCCTTTTAAAGAAGGTTTTCTTACTAGCTCTTCTTGATGCTCGGGCATTAGCCTTTCTGATAAGACTATCGAATTATTAAGGAGATCTTTATTATCGTTCAGGACTTTTATAAACTCACTCCGTTTGGGATGGTCTTCTCGGCTTAAATCCATTTCGTAAAACCTTTCATGACCCCCTCTCATTTGAGGCCAATATCTCATGGTAGTTATATTCAATAAGTTACAGTTTGGTATTTCTATAGCCTTCTTGATGACTAAAGGTATATCTGTAAAATTATCAGCAGTGACTACCATGTTTAATGTCAGCGTTTGATCCATTTCAGAAACAAAATCCAATGCCTTATTTAAATCTTCCCACTTTCCACCAAGTCTAGTTCTCTCATATATGTCCTTGCTAACAGCATCAATACTCATTCTAATTCTTGGTATAGAAGAGTGTATATTTGATATCTTTTCCCAGTGGGTTGGAAGCAAAAGTCCGTTTGTAAATATTCCTATTCTAAAGTCTTGATGATAATTTGAAAGATCAATGTTCTGCAAAATGTCAAACCAAGCAGGGCTGGCAAAAGGATCTCCAGACCCTATGCACTCTATAAATCTTATATCTTTTTTCCAAGTGTTAAGAACATTATTAGTTTGCCTCCAAACTCTCTTTTGTTTCTTTTCTATTATCGGCTTGGCTCTGCATGTCCAACAATGTAAATTGCATGTAAGATCATTTGAAAATCCAATTATTTTAGGGCCTCTAGACATAGAAGCATCATAGTGTTCTAAGATTTCATCTTGTAAACCAGCTTCTACTCGTTTACCACATGGCGAACATTCTTTTGGATACGCTCCCTCAAAATCACCCTTTAGCCATATCTTTCGCAGCTTCTTAAACTTTTCATGGTTCCAGACATCCCAAAGATTATCGTGAGTTCCCCTAACTACAAACTCTTCAGGCTGGTCAAACCAGCCATAACAGCAAGTCATGTAGGCATCTTCAAGAACATGCAGCATATGGAATGGATAATTGCAAAACATATCAGCTTGGACACACCACAAACTTTCCACTTTTTTCTTTTATTCTAGTGGCTTCTGCGATCTCGCTTTCTATAAAAAACTTGGCATGTGACCGTTTGAATATTTTAGCTTTGAACGTAGAAGATTCTTCGATGTGATTTTTGTCTCTTATGTCTTTCTTTTCTGTAGGATACATTTCCAGAAAACCATAATTAATTCCATGCCTCTTCAGCCACGCTTCTGTTATAGCTCTGTACTTTTCTAAACGAGCCGTAACTATCCCTACACATTTAGTCTTGGGAATTCTGTGATAAAAAGGCTCTACAGTAGAAATATAGTCTATATATTTATCTTCATCTTTACAGGCCTCTTGTGGAACATTAGGGCAAAGTATTCCATCAAAGTCTAGTAGTGCATACTCTATGTAAGTACAGTTAAAAAGGTTCCATTCTAATAAATGAGGTGCCTTTAGCTCTCTGGCATAAAAATCTGGCTTGAATTCAGATTCTGGCCTGACGTAGACGGAACAAGTATATATGTCCTCTAATATACGAGGCATGAAATTTTTCATTGCTTTGCCGTTGTAAATGGTGTCATCTACGACTAAAAAACTTCCATTGCTACCTTTATATTTTAACATTCTTATTCCGCCAAAACGACTAGCTGCGGAAAGAGGTTGAGGAGACCCAAGAGTATCGAGATAATACATTGGAAGATTGAGCCACATCGCAATCATGCTTGCTGGAAACATTCCAGATCTTGGAATGCCGATAACTCCCTTCAAGTTAAGGTTAGCAATCTTAGGAAGTAAAAGATCTTTGCAATCTTTTATGAGTTGTGAGTTTGTTATATAATCCGCTTCTAAGAAAGAGCGTTTCTCTCTTGCTTCCCTTGCTTGTTTCTTTTCACATGAAATTTTGTATTTGGCCCTATCTTCTGGAGAGGCATCCCTGCACCACTGCCAGTTTGGTGGGTCATAAGTCATTTCTTGTTTATAAAAATTGCAGAAACCAGCAGACGCGCATTCGCATCTTTCCATCTATATAACTCCTGCGGCGATCTTATCATAAGTTAAGATGTCAATGTGCTCTCTTTCGTCCATTGGCTTTCTGCAATCGCACACATGGTCCACATTTCTAAGGTCGTCTACAGAACTGCCAAGCTCAGTTGTAAGATCCCAGTAAGGAACAAACCATTTTCTTCTCGCTAGCAAGATAGGCTCGTAGTCTTCTGGTGGGTTTTCGGGAATTTCTTCGATGGCAACTTCTTGCCGGGCGTGAACAGTATCTCCCGACAGCTCAATCCTAGTAAATGAATCACCAATATAGTTCCTGCCAGAGGTATTTATGGCTGCGAAATATCTCTTCTCAATATCTGAAAACGGAAAGTTGACATGTTCAGACTTCAAATAGTCACTGTGTGTTTCTATATCATTCCAAACCGCGCTAATATCTATATTGTTTCTTTCTTTGCCATACCAATATTCTCTGCCTGATTTTCCAAATATCAGATGACTTGCTTTTTTTAGTCTTCTAACCAAATACGCATGTACATCAATTCTCTCGCCATCTGCATTTGGCGTCTTGTTGAGTATGCTTACTTCGTTTGTAATCAGATTTGTTCTTTTTACTTCGTTTGAATTTAGCCTTTCAAACTTATATGTCTTAGTTTTTTCCAAAAACTTTATTAGCAATTGTTCTGGCGATCTATTACCAGTAACCTCATCTAACCCAAAGTTGCGGACGTTACACTTCTGCTGAGCATGGTGATAATATATCTCATCCAAAGTAAAAGCCTGAACTATGTCGCCATCCTTATATGAACTTGGAGAAGGTCCGTCATTTACTTTTATAATAATTTCCATTATTTCACCTAATCAATGAAGGCCAAAAATGACTCTGATCCTCCGGCGCTCACCCAGTCAGCACCTATACTCCAATCGCCAGACATCGTTTCGCCATCTATATCTATGTTAACTCCATTTGTTGTACCAAGGTTAACTCCGGCGCCAATGCAAATAGAATCAACGTCAAGATGTAAATCTTCCGAACCAGCACTTGTTGAAACAAAATCTATTTCGGCTAAAGTCTTGTCTTGAAGTGAATCAGTTCCGGGAGCTTTGTAAGTAGCGTCTGTTGTCGTGTCGTCTGAAAGATTATTGCTTGCATTTTCAGTGCTTGAGGCATTAGATTTTTGAAAAGCTCTCTCGTTAGATGCTCCTCCATCTGCTACCATCTTCGCTACAAGATTGTTTTTTACGTTTGTTGTGTTATTTGTATTACTGCCATAAACTATGCCATATGCAATTTTTGAAGAACCCTGAGAATCAATGTTGTAAACTGTATTATTATAAATATGAGTGGTGCCAGACCACTGATTAGTATTAATGCCTACCGCGTGATCGCCACTTGTTTCAACTATGTTGTATATAATATTGTTTTGAATATAAAGTACGTCACTAGTAGATCCGGCTGCTATTACATGAATGACATTAGGGCCAGTACTTCCGGGGTTTCCACCTTTGTCATGTAAAAGATTGTTTCTTATAATATTGTCATCGTTGGTTCCTGCAAGAACTATCGTTTTGTTTGTGTTTCTAGAATCTAGACTATCCATGCTGATATCCAACCACTCAGCGGTCATATTGTCTATATTAATTCTAAGAATGCCTTGATTATGACCAGAATTGGCCGTTGGTTTCCATAAAGCTCCACTTTCTGCCGTGCCATCATGTCTATCATCTTCATAGACAGAAAGAGTTACAGAAGACAAACTTTGCTTTTGGCTAAAATTAACTGTTGCGTCAGTAAAATTAGAATCTGCATGTAGCTCACCGACAACATCGTCAGTAGTTCCCCAATATTTTGGGCTAGCATCATCTACCATAGCTTCAAACAGAGTGATTGTCGAAAAGGCTCTTTTGAAGACCATCTCTGCTTGATTTGGGGCGCCACTAGTGCCAGTTCCGTCGTATAGTCCTACCGGAGAAGCGTCACCTTTTGAATCAGTGTCTGTCAAATATTTTAAAGTTATATCATCTCCGCTGATGGCAGTGACCAAGAACGTATAGTCGGACATATTTCCACCACCAGCGTCTTCAGTATTCATGAAACCAATATCGCCAACATGGATACCTGTTGGAGTTGTTTCAAAGGTGACAGTATAAGAAGGGCCACTGCCTGAAGTAGTGGCGGGAGTTTCTGTATCTATACTTTGGTTTGATCCTATGCTGACTGTTGTAGTAGCCATAAAATGAATCCTTGCTAACTAAAATCTTGTCCTACAACTACAGCATTATAATAATGCACACTACCAGCGGGAATACCAAAGTTCAAGAATCCTATAATATCTGCTTTGTTGGCTGTGGTTGTCAAAGTTGGAGCAGTACCTCCCGCAAAGTTGACAACAACGGCAGTTCCATCTGTAGCATAGAAAGCAGAGAAGTCTACTGTCCTACTGCCTGTGCCGTCTTGTTCAAATCTGATAATTACTTTTTGTCCTTCAGCCTGATTTTTAAACCAAATTTCATCTACGTTATTGTCTAACTGAACCCTAAAGAAACCAGCTTCAGCTAAGTCTAAAGTCACCACATTTCCTGACCCGCCACCTTTCAATGTCTGACCTGTAACAACGGCGTTTGTTTTTGATATTGAAGAGTGTATGGCTTTAGAGCATTTAAGAGGTTTTGATACCTCTACAGCCTCTTTGCTGTATGTAACTTCAGTACCCGCATCTTGGGTATTAAACTTCATATAAGAGTTACTAGACTCAGTAATATCTAAAGCACTAGCAACGTTATCTTTAAGTGTAATTTTTCCAGTACCAGTATTCGCGCCAGACAAATCAACATTTAATCCATTTGCAGCATCTGCAACACTAATACTATCACAATCTATGTCTCCAACATTTGTTATGTTTCCATCGGATACATCAAGAGACCCACAAGCAATACTACTACTACCATTGTCAATATTTCCAAAGCCAGAAGTAATAGAACCAGCATCTAAAGCTCCAACCTCTACAACATTTGCAACTGTTGTGATAGAAGCCTGTGTTGCTCCTGTTACAGTAGCGGCAGTGCCAGAGACGTTGCCAGTTACATTACCAGTAACATTAGCCGTAATGCTACTAGGCAATCCAATAGTAATCGTTCCCGAAGATTCGCCTACTTCTACTTCATTAGCCGTTCCCGAGAATGTTATTGTGCCGCCAAGAGACACGTCGGTAGTGCTACTTCCATCACTGACTGTTATAGATGAGTTGGCTAGCTTTGCGTTGGCTATACTTCCTGCAAGCTGCGCGTTTGTAATTGTTCCACTAAGGCTTGAGGTTGGATAGTTCGTAGCGTCAGCAAGGTCAAAAGCTGGAGTATCATCAGATGCGCCTAAAGCGACACTAACACCGCCAAAACTGACCGAGCTATTTGCAAGTTTATCATTAGCTATGCCCGATAAGCCTAAAGTTATAGTTCCCGAACTAGTAATAGGAGAGCCGCTGTCTACCTGAATGCCATCAGTTCCAGTGATAGCTACACTAGTAACAGTACCCACTGTAGTACTATAACTATAAGATAAGATTTTATCTTCAATCGCGGCGGAGGTCATTATACTAGTATCGTTATTAGCAAATGACTCAGCGGAAGTCTGTACAGCTGTGATACCAACACTATCTACAGTAAGAGTTCCAGCAATAGTCACGTTATTTGGAAGACCAATAGTAATTGTTCCTCCACTTTCTATTACTGTTGTTTCATTGGCTGTGCCTGCGAATGTTAAAGTGCCACCTAAAGCTATAGCAGTTGTATTGGGTGTACTTTCGCTATCAGAAACTGTTATAGAAGAGTTCGCTAGTTTTGCGTTAGCTATACTTCCAGCAAGCTGGGCATTTGTTATCGTGCCGCTTAAGCTAGAAGTAGGATAGTTTGTGGCATCCGACAAATCAAAGGCCGGAGTTGTATCGGAAGCACCAAGGGCCAAAGTAACTCCACCAAAATTGATAGAATCAGACGCCAGTTTTGCGATAGGTATTTCATCATCATCAATGACAAAATTACTAAAATCTAGATAGTAACTTCCTTCTTGATCATCTAGCTTATCCGCATTAAGATTTGCGACCTTCGTTGTAGAAGATACTGTCAAAGGCGCTGTTCCAGTAGACACGTCGGCGTTTAGAGTCTGTGCTCTCAGCTCATAACCTCCAATGTCTATATTGGAAGATGCACCTTGAACTATAGCTAAATTTTGAGCAGCAGAAGTTGTCAAGGTTCCGGCAGAAACATCCAGCGTTTTAGTACTGCCTACAGTGACATCACTAGTAGCAATTGTAACACCGTCTATATTTCCGCCGTCTATATCAACACTGTCATGATCTTGAGTAGCAATGTCGCCAAGACCAAGAGAAGTTCTTGCAGTGGCTCCGCTCTCGTAGGCAAAGGCACCTGCGCCAGTAGCAACTACAAATTGACCATCAGATGCTGGAGCTTCAAGTGTAGCCAAGTCTACCAATCCAGCCACTTGGTTTGCTGTAAGGGCTGCGAGAGTATCTAACTGAGCATCATAAGCTTGTACATCACTACCTATTGCCACTCCTAAATTAGTTCTGGCAGCAGAGGCAGTAGACGCTCCAGTACCACCATGAGCAACGGCCACGTCTGTAGCTTGCCATACTCCAGTTGTGATAGTACCTACGGTCGCCAAGTTTGCCGCAGAGGTAATAGAATCTTGCGTTGCTCCTGTTACAGTTGCTGACGTTCCTGAAACATTACCAGTCACATTAGCCGTGATGGTAGATGGTAAGCCAATGGTAATTGTTCCAGAAGACTCTGAGACCTCAACTTCATTGGAGGTTCCTGCAAAGGTAATTGTGCCACCAAGCGATATAGCAGTACTGTCTGAGCCTGCTGCTACAGTAATACTAGAATTAGCTAACTTTGCATTTGCTATACTTCCAGCCAACTGGGTGTTTGTTATCGTGCCACTTAAACTAGAAGTGGGGTAATTTGTAGCATCCGACAAATCGAAAGCCGGAGTAGCATCAGAAGCGCCCAAGGCTACAGTTATTCCGCCAAAGCTAACTGAGTCATTTGCTAATTTTGCGTTGGTTATGCTTCCGGCTAGCTGAGTATTTGTAATCGTACCACTAAGACTTGACGTTGGATAATTAGTGGCATCAGAAAGGTCAAATGCAGGAGTGGTGTCAGAACCACCTAAAGAAAGACTAACACCACCAAAATTGACAGAACTGTTTGCTAGCTTGGAGTTTGCTATAGAAGCACTACCACTTATGTCAGCATCGACAATACTGTGAGACAAAACACCACTAGCATCTAGGTATACAGCTTTTCCAGCTGCATATGTACCAAAGACTGTGTGCGTACCGCTAGACAGTGTTATTTTAGTAGTGTCACCATTACTAGTGGCAAGAACTGTCGTGCGAGCAAGAGTATCTGGGCTAGAGTCGGTGACAGTACCAATACCTATTTCCCAAGAGCCGTTTGCATCTTCGATCGTATAATATGTAGTGTTGCTATTGCCAACGCCAGACACAAAGGTTTGAAAACCACTAGAGGCGCCAGCAAGATTAATTGTGCCAGTGCCTGTAGTGGTCGTGGTCTCTTTTACTCTGTCGGCTATTACAAGTGCCATTTTACATCCCCATTATTGGAATCGTGGAGACTATGCAAATGTAATATCTAAGTCGCCACTAGCAAAAATAAATTGATCGCCATTTCTAACGTCTCTTGGAGTCGTAAGGGCTCCGTGTAGTAGTACATTTCCGGCACTAGCGTGGTCTGTAATAATCACACCAGAAACCATTCCCCAGTCACTACTAGCAGTAGGGAAAGATATACTACCCATATTTTGGGTAGCACCGGCAGCTCCAACAGTTTCCCAATTGTCATTGTCTGGGCCGTGGGCTACTCTAGCATAACTACCACCAGAAAGTTCTTGAGTCACAGTGCCAGCCTCTAAGGTTCCGGCTACGTAGTACTTTACTAGCCCAACATAAATGTTCGATGGTTTTGAGTATGTATCATCTCTAAAAAGATGATCTAGCAACTTACCTTCAAGGTAATTTGACATTGCCGACATATTTTTGCTCCTCTATATATAGAAGTCTTTTAGACAGAATATTCTATCTTATTATACACCATACAAAAAAAACCGCCCACGAAATGAATCGCAGGCGGCTTTTATAAACGTTACTTCTAACTTAGAAGGAACCAAGAAGAACTCGTCTGTTATCAAGAACAGCGAATCCAATCTCAGCCCAACCGTAGAAGCCAGCGCGTTGCTGACGATGCAGAGAGGCATCTTCGTAAACTTGAACTTCCTGCTTGATAGGCATAATAAAGCTATCATTTGCGGAAAGGTCCAAACCTACTACCAACTCAGGGTCAGAACCGTTGAGACTACCACCAAGTTGGTTGCTGTAGAACAACTGGTATTCTTGGCCTTCGCCAAGCTCATCAATATCGTGCAGGTTTACACCAAATACACGAGTAAGAGGAGCACCATCATCGCTAGAATTGTAAATCTCGCGACGAGTTACTTCGTCAACTTGGTCGATACCCCAGTTACGGATATCTTCAATAGCTTCAGGGCTACAGTACAAATCAGTCATGGCACCACGACTAATAGAACCAGTGTTACCACCAGCATTGCGACGCATAACAGTTTTCAACAGAGAGATAAGTCTCTTTGTAAACTGTCCGTTAGCTGCATCACCATCATAAACCAAGATATTTCTATCCACGCCAGCGGCCAACAATGTGTGCCATCCGTCGTCGTTCATTTTCTTAGTGAAACCAGCTTCCAGAACTTGCATTGCGCGACCTACAACATCCCAACGGGCTTCGCGAGCGTAGCGAAGTAGGTAATCAATCGAGGAAGCAACCGTGTAGGTTGGAACCATGACGTAATCACCTTCGACAGCACGTTCAGGAATTCTTCCGTGGCCGGGATTAGTGTAGGCAACATGCTCACTCTCAGTACCGGGAGAAAGCAAATCTAGTGGAAATTCAGCAGCAGCACCGGGTTCCATTGGCATCTTTTCAAAGATACCGCCGAGAACGTCACCAACCAAAACACCTTTACGGAGCGGTTGCTCCAAGGCGACGGCTAATTCGCGCTGCGCATCCAACGCTTCGACTCTGTCAACGCTACCAGAGCGTTTCACAAGGTCGATAAACTTATCATCAGGGCGAGTCATACTCATTATAGTTATCTCCTTATAGGAATCTAAAATTAACCGTGGTTAGGCAGATTGATTTCGATTTTTGCATAACCGTCTTCATCTACCGTTGACATAAACCGACCAACAGCCAACGACTCATCGTCACCAGCAGCATGGCTATAGGAATTGCTGAAGTATCCAGCAGTACCTGAGCTTGCATAAGCTACTTGACCAGCGGTAGGTGAGCTACCATGAGTAGATGTGTCAATCATATTAGTAACAATCGTGCCCTTCTTAAGAATTGCAACTTTGTTACCCTTTTGAACTTCATCTTTGTGCCAGTTAATGTGTTGACGAGTGAGGTCAATATTAACGACATCATTTAGAAGAACACCAACTGGAACGCTAGCTCCGGTCACGACAGCGTATTTAACTTTAGCTTGTGACTGGTCCATAGCAGCTCCAGAACCAACAGTATCGAGAACTACGATACCACCACGAGTAGCTGTATCTTCATCATAGAAGAAGGAGATATCTACATCGAGTTCATTTCTATCAGCTTTTAAAGCCATTTCAATTACTCCTTAGTTATTGGAAACAATTACTTAATGTTGGAAGTTGAGCGAAGAACGTTTTCTTCTAACCATTCACTAGCGACAGATTTCATTTCTTCAATGGCATCATCACCAGCATCTGCAAGAGTAGCTTCTGCTTCTTCCTCGAAGTTTTCAAGAACTTCTTCACCGGCTTCAGCTTCGTCTACTTCTTCTTCAGCAACTTCTTCGTCTTCGCCAGCTTTAACAGGCTTCAGCTTACCTTCAGGTGGTTTAGCTTTTGCTTGTTTTTCTTCTGGCTTGGACTTAGCTTTCATCTTATCTTCTTCTTCCTTCTCATCAACCTTTGCTTTAGGCATTGGATTCTGACCAGTAGGAGCAGCTTCGGATCGGAAAGCTAGGATTTGCTCAAACATTTCATCTGATGCTTCTTCAAAAGTAGCCAAAGTTTCTTCGACTTCTTCTTCAGATACACCGACTTCAATAAGAGCGGCTTTGCGAGCAGCTAACTTAGCTTCTGCCTTCTGTGCTTCCACAGCAGCAACAGCTTCGTCGAGCTTCTCTTGGGTTTCCGCTAAAGTTGTTTCCAACTCTTGCACCTTAGCTTCAGTTTCTTGAACCTTAGCTTCGGCTTCAGTAATTGCTTCTTCTTTTTCGGCAATAGTTGCTTCAAAAGCTTCTACTTTAGCACGAATTTCTTCGTCTTTCTGTTTAGAAACCTCATCTCTTAGAGCAGCTTCATTAGCTTTAGCCTCAGATAGCTGTGACTTAAGCTCCTCGATCTGAGCTTCAAATACATTTTCAGACATATTATTAGTCTCCGTAAAATATACAGTAGCTTGAACTTTTTCAGTGGATAGAAAAGGTTTTGTATTTAGAATAACACTGCGAGGGTTAGCAGGCTTTCTTACAAGACCCTTTCCAGAAAAAGAAATATTCCTTAACATTCTTCCTAATTTGTGTCCTTTATATTCTCCAGTTCCTCCATACGCTCTAAGATGTTTAGTTAAAAAAGCGGATTCTTCATCTCTTGCAATAACTTTATTGAAGCCGGGATCGTCTTCACGAGACACGGCATAATCAAAGTCATTAAACAAGCATTCCATGGAAACAAACCATTCTCCTGCCTCGATCTCAGAAATGATTTCGTTAATGCGTTCTCTAGTTTCTGGATCTGTCCAGCTTTTGTAGATAACAGCACTTGTTACGATATCAAAGTCCTCTTCTGGATACATCTCTTCTAAAGTAAGGTCTTTGCCTTGCTTGTCGATTACGGTGCTTCCAGTAATGTGCCCAATGATTTCTTTTTCATTGTGCATAAGATTGAAGGGCTTGTCTTCAGGTGTATTTCTAGCTGCCCAAGTTTGTTCTTTTTCAAAGACGTCGTCGTTTCTATTCCAACCTGTAGAAACGAGGACTGAATTAATATAATAAAGATCAATCTGATCTTGATTGCTTTCAGCCTGTGCGAATAACTCGCTAGCCTTGACAATTTTCTTAGCATTATCAAGGTCTATTTGGTTTGGCTCAATGCCATTAAGCTGGGAAAGAAAAGCTATGCTAGCGGAGGCTTTTACTTGCTCGGCGATCCCTGCTTCAATTTCATCTTTATAAATAGGTATATTCATCGTATCACCTCATTTTAGTATACACTTCTTTTTTTTAATCGTGCTTAAAATGAGGGTTTAGTTTTTAGTAGCCACGTATGCAGAAACTCTAATGCTCCTAAATTCATCAATGGTTGGTTGTCTAGAATTGGATTCTACAAAGCCATCCACCAAAGAAGCTAAGGTTGAATTATAACTATTCATGTCTGGTTTTGAAAACTTAAGTGCATGATTGACGGTCTCTGCGGTAACATCTTGCCCGCTATCCATCGCGCAAAGAACATTGAACTTCAAGTTCTCTAAGTCTTTGACTTCTTTCTTTGTAAGACTTCTTAAGTTCTTTTTGTCTAATGATGCAAGGACTGCTGGGTTAATTATCTCAGATATCTTCTTCTGAGCTTCCGAAGCCCAAACTAAGTCATTGACAGATATATAGTCCACAGAATTTATATCAGACCTTTTATCATTGCTAGATGTTGGAGGCCCAGAACGAGGATTAACAATCTTCTGTTTTCTTTTCTGCTTATCTTTAGCATTTTTAGGACGACCATCTTCAGGCCTTCCTACAGGATCAAACTCTTTCTCTTGCTGTTGCTTCTCTTGTGGCTGACCTTCTTTCTCGGTATCAACCTCTACTTCCTCGTCCTTCGGCGGAAGTCCGATGCTTTCTAAATATTCTTCGTTGTCAAGAATGTCTTTATTAATAGAAAGCTTTGCCACATCTTCTTTGTGTTGAGGGTTGTGGTACGGACTTGCCTTGGGAGGAGTAAGTGAATCTCCATCTCTGTCTTTTACTTCTCTTCTTATTCTTATTTTTTCGATTGAAGGAATCTCTCCAAATCTTTCGAGCAATGTTTCGCCGCTAATAATGTCTCTATCAGCG